ACGCCGCGAAGGACGCGATCCACGATCGCTTGAAGGTAAAAGAGACCGGCGCCAGCTTCTGTCACTTCCCGCTGGGGCGGGACCTCGAGTACTTCGAGCAGTTGACTGCGGAGAAGAAGTTCATCCGATATCACAACGGCTTCGCGAAGCACGAATGGCGCAAGGCGGATGGGGCCCGCAATGAAGCGCTCGACTGTCGGGTTTACGCCTATGCGGCACTGAAGTCCCTGGGGCTTTCCGGAGCGCAGTTGAATATGTTCTGTGACCGCTTCGCGAAGCATGGCCGGAGAATCGCCGCCGCGCCGCAGCCGAAGCCCGCGGAGGAGCAAAGCGCGGAGCAGCCGCAGCCAGCGCCGCGGAGGAACTCCGACGCCAGCGCGCGGAATCCATTTCTCAACGAGCCGGGCGGTAGCTTCCTGGGCGGCCGCCCCAACTGGTTCGGGCGTTAAACGACATGGCCATCGCACTCGCAGACCTGCAGGCACAGCGCGACCAGCTGACATGGATGATCGGTCGGGGCGTGCTGAAGATGACCGTCGACGGGCAGCACGTCGAGTACGGTTCTACGGACGCGCTCTTGAAGGCCAGAGCGGCTCTCGACGTAGAGATTGCGAATTTGCAGCCGAACGCACCGCCCAGTTTCTCCCTCGGACAGTACTCGAAAGACGGCCGAGGTAACTGGCCGCGCGACTAAGCCTATGAATTTCATCGACCGGGCAATCGGGTGGGTATCGCCGGCGGCGGCGTTGCGGCGTGTGCAATATCGGCGCGCGCTCCAGGTTGCCGAGGCGTTCTCCTATGACGGTGCGATGCGGGGGCGCCGGACCGGCGGCTGGATCACGTCGAATTCGGATGCCAACCGGGAGACCTTCGGCTCCATGGTCTGGCTGCGCGATCGCGCCCGCGACCTCGCGCGCAACAATCCCTATGCCACCAAGGCTCTGTCGGAGCTCGTTGGTGCCCAGATCGGGACGGGCATCATTCCGCGCGCCAACACGGGCGACGATAAGCTCAACGTCCTGATCGATCAGAAGTTCGAACGATGGGCCACGGATTGCGATGCGGATGGGCAGTTCGACTTCTTCGGCATTCAATGGCAGGTGGCGCGCGCCGTGGCCGAGAGCGGCGAGTGTATCGTTCGATTTCGCCAGCGACGCCCTGGCGATGGGATCGACGTTCCGTTCCAGCTTCAGGTGCTGGAGCCTGATTACCTCGATCACAACAAAACGCTGTCTCTCGACACCGGCACGATCATCGAGGGCGTGCAATTCGACAAGATTGGACGGCGCGTCGCGTATTGGATGTTCGGGAATCACCCGGGCTGCCTGACCCTAACGAACTGGCAGGCCGGTTTCATCTCGAAGCCCATTCCTGCCGAGTCCGTGCTCCACGTATATAAAAAGGACCGGCCCGGCCAGGTCCGCGGCGTTACGTGGCTGGCGCCGGTGATCCTGAAGCTCCGCGACCTCGACGAATACGAAGACGCCGAGTTGGTCCGAAAAAAGATCGAGGCCTGTTTCGCCGCGTTTGTCATCTCGCCGGATGGCTCGATGATGAACCTGACGGAAACGAGCACGGACCCGATCACGAATCTGCCGACGGAGTTCCTGGAGCCGGGCGTGATCAAGCGGCTGCGCCCGGGCGAGGATGTGAAGTTCGGGGCGCCGGCGAACAGCGCGGGTTATCGGGATTACCGGGCCACGCAGTTGGGCTCGGTGGCGGCCGGCCTGACCCTGCCGTACGAACTGCTGACCGGCGACATGAGCGCCGTGAACTATTCCTCGTTCCGCGGCGGCATGCTGGGGTTCCGCAACACCATCGAAGCCTATCGCTGGCTGTGCCTGGTGCCGCAGCTGCTCCTGCCGGTCTGGAAGAGGTTCATCGACATTGCATTCATCGCTGGCGAGATCCCCGAGCAGAACTATGGCGTGCGATTCACGCCACCCAAGTTTGAATCGGTGGATCCGCTCAAAGATGCGATGGCCGAGAAGGTATCCCTCCGTACCGGGGCGCTCACCTGGCCGGAGATGGTGGCGAGTCATGGCCAGGATCCCGACGGCCAGTTGAGAGAGCTCATCACCTGGAACAAGAAGTTTGACGACGGCGGGGTGATCCTGGACGGCGACCCGCGGCGGACCAGCGATCGCGGCCAGATCAATGTGCCAAATAAATCGCAAAGCCCAGAACTGGAGAAAGACGGTGGCAAATGAAGGGTAATCCAGAGGTTGTCGCGGTGCTTCAGAGCGCTCTCGGGCTCGAGGCGACGATCCACCTGCAATATGGCACCGACGCGCGCTGCTTGCGCGAGGTCGGTTTGAAAAAGAACGCCAAGAAGGCCGCCGACTTCGGCGGGGATAGCGGCAAGTTCCTCGGCATGGTCGAGGACCGCGTTCTATTCCTGGAGGGCAGCGTCGCCTATGCCCCGGCGCCGGTGCTGGACTCTGCCAGCGTCACCGCCATGCTGCAGCGCGAGCTGGGCCTTGAAATGGCGATCGTTGCGCCCTATGAAAGTGCGGTGGTCGTGGCGCAGCAAGCGCTGGACGATACGACCCGCAATCTCTTCGAGCACTTGCTCAAGTGGCATCAGGAACACGTGGACCATCTGGAGCGCGAGCTCGGCCTGATTACGAAGCTCGGCGAGGCCGGCTACTTCACGGCGCGCATGCAGTAGCCACCACACAACCCATCCCAGGGCGTACCGGTGGGCGGCTTCGGGCGCCCGCCCTGCTGTTGGACCGGTGTGCGAATTCAACCACGCGATAAGGAGGCTTCATGTTGAGGGAAAACATCACTGCCGCGGCCGGACCACCTGGCGTCGTTCCGGGGCCTCCGGCCCATACGCAGGTCGAGACATTTTCTGCTGCCTTCGCTCCCGACACCTGGGACGACGGGGACTCCACGGTCGACTGCGTCTTCTACAGCGGCGCAATAGTACCGCGGGTCGATTTCTGGACCGGAGAGCCCTACGACCTGGTGCTCAGCCTCGAGCCCGGCGCCATCCGGATGGACCGGCTGAACAACGGCGCGCCGGTCGTCGACAACCACAATACCTTCGGCAGCATTCGCGATCAGTTGGGCGTCGTGAAGCCCGGCACCGCGCGGGTCGAGAAGGGTAAGGCTGTCGCGACCCTGCAGTTCAGCCAGCGCGATGAGCTGGCCCCGCTGCGCGCTGACATCAAAGCTGGCATTGTCCGCAACGTCTCGGTCGGGGCTCAGATTGTGACCAAGAACGAGACGACGCCGAAGGGCCAGGACCGCAAACAATTCACGGCGATCGATTGGGAGCCGTACGAGATCTCGCTCACGATGGTGCCCGCTGATGCCGGTGCCGTTCTGATGAGCGCCGTGGCCGCAGGGCCGCAGAACGAAGTCGTTGAAGCCACGGCATCCGCTGCGGCGGCGACGCGGGCAATCAGCCCAAAGGAGCAAAAGCCGATGGAGAATGCAACCATCACTGCGGGTGCCGGTGCCCGCTCGGAAGAGTCCGCGGCGGTCGTGCAGGCGGTGCCTCAGCCGGCCGTGGATGAACAGAAACTTCGGGACGAGGCCGTTCAGGCGGAGCGATTGCGGGTCGCAAAGATCCGTGAAATGACGCTTCCGTTCCGAACCCAGCTTGGCGAGCGGTTCAGCTATGAACTGATCGACAGTGGCGCTTCCAGCGAAAACGCGGGCATCCGCATCCTCGAGCGCCTGGCGGCCCTCGGGAAGGCCGAGCCGCCGACGGATCCGAATCAGCCCGGCAACGCCACCGTCACCCGGGACGCGGGCGACACCATGCGCGAGAGCATGGCGGCGTACATCCTGTATCGCGACAATCCATCCTCGGTGAAGCTCGAAGAGGGCAAGGGCCGCGAGTACGTGGGCATGCGGCTCAGCGAGTTGGCGCGCGAGTGCTTGGAGGTAAAGGGCGTCCGGACTCGGGGCATGAATCCCGACCGGATCGCACTGAGCGCGCTGACCACGACCGACTTTCCGGCGATTCTCGCCAACGTCGCCAACAAGACCCTGCGCGAGGGCTATCTGGCGGCGCCTCGAACGTTCACGCAGTTCTGCCGCCAGGTTTCGGCGGTGGACTTCAAGCCGGTCAACCGCGTTCAAATGTCCGACCTGCAGGCGCTGCAGCCGCTCAACGAGACGGGTGAATACCACCGGGCTCCGCTGAGCGATTCCGTGCAGACCTATGCGCTCGCCACCTTCGGCGAAGTCGTGGCCATCGACCGCAAGGTGATCATCAACGACGATCTGCAGGCCATGACCCGGATCCCGTTTCAGCTTGGCGTAGCCGCGGCGCGCCTCGAGTCCGACACGGTGTGGGCCGTGATCACCGGCAACCAGGTCATGATCGAGGACGGCAACGTCCTTTTCTTCGCCGCCCACAACAACCTGTTCACCGGCGCCGGTTCCGCGCTCTCTCTGACTTCCCTGGCCACTTCGCGTTCAAAGTTCCGGCTGCAGAGGGGTCCCAAGGGCACCTACCTCAACCTGGAGCCCACGTTCCTCATCGTTCCGACTTCGCTCGAAACGGCCGCCATGCAGTTGATCGCGCCCATCAACCTGGTCGCGACCACCTCGGTCGGGAACGTGATTCCCGAGTGGGTTCGCACCTTGAATCCGGTCGTCGAACCGCGTCTCGACCCCGCCTCGAGCACCGCCTGGTACCTGGCAGCCAAGCCCACGATGATCGACACGATCGAGTTCTGCTACCTCGAGGGCCAGGACGGCGTATACATCGAAACCCGTCAGGGCTTCGACGTGGACGGCTTCGAAATCAAGGCTCGTTTGGACTTCGCATCTGCCGCGATCGATTTCCGCGGCCTGCAAAAGAACGCCGGCGTCTAGGGGCGGGCTAACAAGCAACCGGGCCGCCCCGCGCGGAGCGGCCCACAGACATTTCATGGGAGACAGAGGATGAACAATTACATTCACAAGGGCTGGTCCCTGACCCTCGTCCCGCCCTATTCCGGTGTTGGCGGGGGCGGAATGAAATCCGGAAACGTGTTCGGCGTCGCGGCCGGCACATTCACGATCGGCGTGGCCTCGCAGTTCGATGTCGTGGGCGTGTTCGCGCTGGTCAAGGACGCGAGCACGTTCGCGCAGGGCGACTTGGTCTACTGGGACGACGTGAACAAGGTCGCCACCAGCACGGTTGGGAGCAATCTGCTCATCGGCGCCGCCGAGCTCGCTGCGCTGACCGGCGATGCCACGGTCCAGGTGCGCTTGTTCGGCGTGCCCGGCTTCAGTGGCCAGGTCAACGGCGTCAAGGTCGCCCACATGCTGTACAACTTCGCCGTCGACGGCGGCGCAAGCTGCACGCCGGCGAACAGCGACACCATCCCGGCCAATGCCGTCGTCTTCGGCGGCGTCGTCAACTCGACCACGCCGCTGGCCGCGGCCGGCGCGGCGACGCTGTCCATCGGCACCACGGCCGGATCGGGCGCGGCGTCGATTCTCGCCGCTACCGTCAAGGGCTCCCTGGGAGCCGATGCCGTCCTGGCGTCTGCAGCCGCGGCTGCTCCGTTCAAGATGAGCGCCGCCGGTCAGCTCGCCGTCGCCATTGCGACCGGCCCGCTCACCGCTGGCGTCGTCGAGGCTTGGGTGTTGTACGCCATCGCGGCTAACTCTTAATCCTCAACCAACTTAAACGTAAGGGGCCGGGCCCGCGCCGGCCCCCATCGGAGCAACCATGGCTGGCTACAAATACCCGGATCTTGTCCCCGACATGGAACTGGCGTCTGTCCTGGACGCCGCGGCGATCACACCCGACGACAACAATGACTTGGCCTATGCCACCCGGTCGCTGTGGGTCGGCGGCGCCGGCAATGTGACCCTCATGCTGGCCAAGGCCTCCGCTCCGGTCACGTACTACAACGTCCCGGCTGGCACCCGCCTCATGGTCAGCGTCACTCGCGTGTATGCGACCGGCACGACCGCGACCAACATTCTGGCCGAGTACTGACAGATGAGCAGCTTCGTCATACCTCAGGACACGCTCGCCCAATCCTGGCTGCAGGCACTGCGCAATCAGATCGCGGCCTGGGGGCAGCCGGTGCAGTATCAACCGGGCGGCCCGGCTGCGGCGCCGCAGACCGTGCTGGGCATCTGGCGCGACAGCACCGAGATTCAAGGTTCGATGAACGGCATGTTTGGCACCTTTATGGTCTGCCTGCCGGACCTGAGCTTCGATCCGGCGAAGGGCGACCTGATCACCAAGGACGGCCACGTTTACCAGGTGGCCGACGCCTCCGTCGACGGCCGCG